CTGCGCTTTCTTATACGTGTCTCCTTTGAGTTTTGGGACGGGTGCGTTGGGATTCAAGCAGGTGACAAAATGATTATCTTGCCTCCCACTCCAAATAGCATCCGATTCAGCAAAGCAGTAGCTCCAAACCAATTTGAGAACTAGCGAAGCTGACTGGATAGACCTAGCATCCCCATCCTCAACTTTCTTCAGTTTGTATCTGTCCTCCTTACCGAATACAGACCAAAAATCCATAATCGGCAGTCCAGTTTCCAAACCAAAAATCACGTCTTTAACTAGGCTGTGTAATCTACCAACACCAATATCCATATCCCCATCACCAAGGAGTTTTATAAAACTTTCTTGGGTCATGTTGTTGCCAATGTAACCAGAAGAAGCACTCCGCTTCAACCTAACAATGGCCTCCAACAATTTCTTGTCACCTAAGGGTGTCTTAATGGGGACGTATGAAACTCTACTTACCTCGTCCTCTGACTCTACTGCGACGATTACTCTAGCCACCAATTCCTTATCCACGCTGATGGTGTTTGGTTCAAGAAACTTTCTAACCTCTCGGGAAACCTGTTCAGGTGTCGGCTTCAACACAATATATGGTGAGCCAACTAGGTTTTCCAGTTTCAATTCTTTCTTATTCCAAACCTTACCTTGTGAGAAAAATTTAGGCTTAAGAGCTCTTATTATGGGTCCTTGAAGCAACTCCCAACTAACGTGTTGATCCTGAAAGAAGGGGAACCCCCTCTCTATAGAATCAACCCCGTAAATTAGGACACTCTTCGCCCCAGGATAACAATCAGAGACTTTCTTGTCAACGCCTCCAGTTAATGCTTTGTAAACAGCGCATAGATAACCGTAACCTGCATAATTGTCGTCTAATGGGTGCCCATTTTTCCCGTGGTACGGGCAATGGACGCCATTCAAGAAACGGCAACAAAAGTCACAGCTGGAATAATCTTCTACGCCATGTACATGTCCATCCGGATCCACGAAGAAATCTATGAGCTTGCGCCCAAAGAAATCTTCAGTAGATATTAGTTCTTTAGCACCACTTTTCAGTTTGTTGACCCTATTGTTTCGATTTGTATAACTCCTGGCTAGGGCCCATAACT